GAACTATATCAAAATTTGATACAGACAGGATGACATATTTGGTTTGTCCCTCTATGCCTTTTCCGTTTTTTTCAGGCGCTTTAAAGTCAATCAGCCCTCTTTGTTTTAGTCTATTTTTTGCTCCTCTAATAGTATTTATAGAAAATCCTAACGACAAACTTAAAAACCTGTCCGATTGTCCAAAAGGTTGCTTCCAATGAAGTGCATTGCAGGTATTCAATAAAAAGAAATAAAGCACTGCGTCACTTGGATTGAATGCACACTCTTTTGATTGTGTCCAAAACTGGTTTATTAAGTCTATATATGTTGTTCTCGTTTTCATTTGATTTTAATTAGAGAATTAAAAAATTCCATATTCTGCACAATCTCTGTCTATTTTGTCTTTTATAAGACTGAAAATAGCCCTTATATCCTCTGAAATATTTTCTTTGACTTCTCCATAGACTCCATATTCAAAAATCAAGAATGTTAGTTCTATTCGTTTTTCTGCTGGTAGAGTTTTTAATATTTCGTGATATTCTTTTCTAAATAAAAAACTACTCCTCATGATTTAATCTGTTTTTCATTCTAAATCCTTAATGTTACACGGAAAGCGTTTCCCGTTTTCTGTTTCGTAAATCACAGCGTTTCCACTTATGCTGATGATTTTTACTTTCGTTCCCTTTTTGCTGTAAACTACCTTTTTAAAGACTACATCTTTATTGAGGGTAGCGTATTGTCCTGCTTCCATTAGTCTTTCCATCTTTGTTTCGGAGACTCTAAATCAATATTATGCTTAAGTCTATATGCCAACATTTGAACTGACATTCCTAATTTTCTAGCTAATCTACTTTGAGTATATTTTTCTCCTTTAAATAGGATGTATTTGTTGTTTCTCCTATTGTTCTGTTGGGTCTCCCAGTCTGTCCATCTACAATTTTCAGGTGAATAACCTTTTGAGTTATCTATTCTGTCTATTGTCAAACCTTCTTTATAGCCATTATTTAAGCTCCATTCTCTGAAATTTTCGTAAGAGAAAAACCAATCATCACAAACACCAATCCCTTTTGAACCATAGTATTTGTTATATGCAATATTTGATTTAAGTCTGCATCTTTTTTTAATACCTCTCCAGATGTTATATAGTCTTGAGCCTGTTTCTCCATGGGTAATAATGTTTTTATATTGATTTCTCAAAATTGACAATTTCATACATCCACAGCTTTTAGTATCACCTCTTCTTAAAGATTTTCCCGTTGTGACAAAGACATTACCACAAATACAATTACATTTAAACAATGCTTTTTTGTCTTTATTAATACCTTCATACGATACTACTTCTATGTAGTCGTTTTTAAAGCCGACCATGTCAATAAATTTACTCATGCTATTTTTTTTCACGGACAAAAACTCCATTAACCATTTCTCCCTTTCTTTTGCTTATAACCTTGTAAGCCGAGTGGAAGCACTCCCATATTTTAAGGTTGAACCTGTTGGCGATTTGGTTCAGCAGGAATAACATCATCTGAACTGCATGGTATTTCTCAACTGAATCATTAGTGAACTTCTCCAACTGCATAAGTTTGTTGCAGTTATCCAAAAGGAAGTAAGGGTCTTGTGCTGTTCCTTTGGAATCGGATAACTCCTCACTGCCGTTAGGAAAAAGCGTAATGCTCTTCATTTTGGCATAGATAACAAGCGTTACCACTACATCACCAACAGCATCTATTATCTCCTCCAAATTATCGTCTTCTATCGCTGTATGTAATTCTGTGATTTCTTCCAGCGTTTTTAGAAGTTGTTTTGCTGGTGTTCCGTGTTCCAGTATACCTTTTCTTTCAGCCCAGCCAACAACAAGGCTTTTTAAATCTTCAAATTCTATCTTCATATGTTTGTTCTAAAATGGTAAGTCTCCTTCTTTTTCAAATCCGTTCTTGTCTTCTGCTGGCGCTGGTTTAGTGTCTTGATTTGCCTTGTCCAATCTCCAGCCTGTGATAGAATTAAAATACTTCACTTGCCCATCAGGACTTGTCCATTCCCTGCCTCTGATGTTAATTCCTATCTTTACCTTGTCGCCTTCTTTTACTTGGTCTAAAAGCGCTGTTTTATCCTGCAAAAACTCTATGCTGATAGGCTGTGGATATTGTTCATCCGTAAGCAATACCAATTCTCTTTTTTGAAAATCATTTCCGAAAGTTTGAGTTTTAAATACTTTCTTTACTGTCCCTTGTAATTCCATGTTAGTAACCTATTTTATTTAATCTTAAATTTTCTTTTTCGTAACTCAACAGACTTCGCAGGGCATCTATCTGATGAGTGCAGGATTTGTTAATCCTTTCTATCCAGTCTACCAAGTACTGCTCTTCATCTGCGATTGACTTTACCAGTGCATTTTGTGCTGTGGCAGATAGGAACTGCTGTTTAGCTATGTTTACTATCGTTTCGCCAATCGCTGATGTGGTCTTCTGATTGTAGAGCTTTTTGGCTTGGGCTAACATTTCGCCACTCCTTGCCATGTAGACTGATATATTCTTAATCCTATCTACAATCTCCTCTGGGTTATCCGAGCAGTGTATTTCAAGGTATTCCTGTATCTTCTGCGCTTCTACTCTTAATTCTTCTTTCATTGTTTTGTTTGACTTGATTTTATAAAGGTTTTCTCTGAATAGTAGGCTGGGTAGATGATTTCGCCTGTTTCCACATCGGCAAAAGGTTTTTTCGCTGTTTGCAGAAGTCTTTGCCTTTCTTTAATCTTTGCCTCCAACATCTTTTTTTCTTCTTCTAATCTGAATAATTCCGTATCTCCTGTGTTGGAATATTCCCAAGTCTTTCGGTTGCCTATTTCAAACCTTAAATCATTAAAAGCCACTCCCTCTTTCCCAAACTTCTCTATTTCATTCTCAAAGTATTCTTTCAGTTCCTTGTCTTCGCTAATGGTTTCAAATGTTTTTTCAATGAGTTTTTTCTGATACAGGAACTTTCTAAAATCATAATCTCCGTTTAGGATTTGGTCTTTTACCTGTTCAGCGAAACTTTTCACTTGGTCGCTGGTAGAAGGCATCAACTCAATTACTGATATAGGTGTCATATTATGTGATGTTTAGTGTTGCTAATTCTTTTTCTGTCTCTTTGGATACCTTGTATTTCTTTCTGATTTGCGCCAGTGTTAAGATTGAACCATTTTCTACTGCATTTACCAGTCCTTCCCATTCTGTTGAGCCTACATTTAGCCATTTTTCAGGCGTGTTTTGTGTTTTCGCTGGTGCTTTGTTGCCTTTTGTTTGTTCGCCGTGCGCATCGGTGTCTTTGTCGGTTACCAGCCCAAGAATTGAGGATATAGCGTATCTTCTTAAATAAGTAATCGCAGAGCCTAACACTTGGAAGTCGTTCATTCCTTTCAAATCCACTTCTTGGGGAATATCTATCACGCTTTCCAGCGTTTCGCCTGATGCTATATGAAAGATTATTGTTCTGATAGATTTGCCTTCTAATGGTTGCGAGAATCCAAGTCCATGTTTTTTGAGTAGTGGGTTTATCACTTCAAAGATTTTCGGCAGGTCAGCATAAGTGTAGCCGAAACCTTGCGTGTCTTTGTGTATCACTGGAACTTCTTGCTGAAATTCTGAAATCGCTTTGAATATATTTTGTTTATTTTCCATTTTGTTTATCTTTTTTATTAAAAACCACCGCCGAAAAAATTGAAAATGTATAACAAGAAAGGTTTATTAGTATGGCTTGGCGGTGGTTGTGTTTTACTTTTTTAAAAAACAGCCCAGCGTTGCTCGTGTTTTCCAGTTTTCGGACAACTGGGCTGCGTTACCCTGTATTTGTTTGTTTTCTTGGTAGATTACTTGCAGCAGGGAGTTTTTAAAATGCTGTCTGTTACCAGATTTCTAACATTTTTTATTGTGTTAAATTCAAACAGCGCTTGTTATTTATTTTACCTCTATTTTTTCTCCGTAGAAATCCAAATCCGTTTCATCACGACCGACCTTCCACGCCGTGCCTTTAATTAGCCTCAACACAGCAAATCTTCCATCGTGTTTGCCTTGTCCGTGTGTGTAGGCAACCACAACAGCATCGCTTGAAAAAATCCACTTGTAGTAAGCATTTCCTCTTGATTGGAAATTTTCAAGAAGTTTATAATTTGGATTCATGTTTTGAGCAACTTCTTTCGCTCTGTTATTGTTACTGAATAATATTTGTTTCATTGTTTTAAATTTTAGTTGTTGATAATTATTTTAAAATGGTGCGTTTGTCTGTCAGTAGCACCACACTGGATAGTGTTGCTTTCCACAGCAGGGACACTAACAACCCTGAAAGTTTCTGGGTAACTTACAACCAGCCTCGGGCGTGTAACACCGCTTATCGAGACACCCGCATGGGCGTGCATCGTGCCTTTGTGGTTTCCCAACGGCTTGGCATCCTGTTACTGATGTTTCTCCAACCTGTGAGTGCTGACCCACGACCTTACTCGTTTGGGCTTCTTTCTGTTTTTACGCTACCAGTCCCACAGGCGACTGATTGCAACCTTTAAGGTTATCTTGTTGTGAATCGTTCTTTTACTTTTTTAAATTCTTCTGCTGTTGGCTTAAATTCTTCGCCCTTATATTCTTTGTAGATTTTATTTAAGAATTTCAAGAATTCGGTCAGCTCTTTGTAGTTCGTTTTCATAGGTGCTGTTGTCGTATATGTTTCGGTAATGGGCTAAATCATACTTTTTGTTATTCATTACCCACTTTTTCCAAAGTCTTAATTTGTGTATTCTGTGTATCGCGTTCATCTTGTTTCTTTTTTAAAAACCACCGCCCACTATGAAGAGTTAATTTATGAATTGTACAATGAAAAAGATTGTGGGCGGTGGAAAAATCAAACTATCTATGAAATTATATATATGAATATTCTTCTTGCTCTTCTTTCTTCTGTTCTATGAAGTTTTCTATAAACTTTGAGTAAGTTCCAAGTGGTGAGATTTCTTCGCCATCTCTTGTCAAAATCCACTCGCATTTGTTTTTGCTTACTTTCTCTTCTACGCACCATTGTCTATCAAGTCCATCGAAGAATAATTGAAACCAAAGAAACTCGCTGTTATCGTAGTTTTCAAACCCTTGGATTTCTATCATTTTCCAAGCTAATCTGTATAAATCACAACCTCTTGTTGTTTTTTCTGCTATTTTTTGTAAATTTGTCATCATTAATTGTTTGTTTAAAGTTGTTTTCATAATTGATAATGATTTTAAAGTTAATGTTACTTGCTCTCAGTTGCCGCTGGGAGCTTTTCTATTGGGATACCTCTTCGTATCATTGCTTTTCTTAAAAGAAGCTGCATTTCATCGGAGACTTCCACCTCTCCTTTTTCGTTCTCTTGTGTGATTTTTTCAAGGGTTAATAATCTTGCTTCTATTTTTTTTTGATTTGCCCTATAATTAGCTTCATTTCTTCTTTGCAACTCACGAATTGCTCTCAATTCTTTTTGTAGTTCTTCAGATTTCATTTGCTTCTGGTTCAAAAATTTGGTCTTCTGTAAGCCCTATTATCTTTGATAATATTTGAGTGTGTTTTCTCTTTCTAAATTGTTTATTATCTACATACAGCCACCTTTTAATAGTTGAAGAGCTTTTGTTGACTTTTAGAGCATATTCTTCTATGTTCTGATGAATAATTTTCTTTACCTCTTTTCTTATTCTCATAATTTTTGTTATTTTTGTTTGCTGAAATGATATATCATTTTTTATATCATTTTTGATGTTGCAAATGTAGAAAATCTTTCTACACGAAACAATAGTTTGTAGTAATATTTTCTACAATATTTTGTAAGTATTTGATAATCAACGATAAAAATTTTAGGCCATGCTAAAAGACAGACTTTTAGAATTTATAAAACACAACAATATGTCTGTTAGGGAGTTTGAGCGATATTGTGGATTCTCTAATGGTGTTGTTGGGGCTTTAAAAGATAATTTAACAGAAGGCAGAAGAAAAGTAATTGTAGAGAAATTCCCTACACTTAACTTATATTGGCTATTAACCGGCGAAGGAAATATGTTAAATGATACTGTTTCAAATAATACACACAACATCCCACAAGGCGAACTAAAACCAAAAGAATATTCTACATCTATAAAAGTGAGACTGGTAAGCAACAAGGCAAAGGCTGGATGGAGCGAGGGCTACTATAATGAGGAGTATTTAGAAGAACTGCCTTTTGTGATGATAGACTCCGATGAAAACTACAAGGGTAAATATTTAGCCTTTGAAGTAGAGGGAGACAGCATGGAGCCTGACTACTTGGAGGGCGATATTGTAATCTGCCGAGAGATACAACGCCATCTATGGGGTTCTAAACTGCATTTTAGGGATTGGGACTTTGTAATCGCTCATTCTACTAATGGAATAATGCTGAAAGAGATAACAGCCCATAATGTGGAAACGGGAGATATTACCTGTCATTCCTTGAATCCGAAATATGAAGACTTTGTGCTTAACCTTCATCAAGTCGCACACCTTTACAATGTAGTAGAAGTAAGACAAAAAGGAAGAAACAAACGCTGGAACAGAGCAAAAGATTTTATGTAAGAAACAATCCCTGAAATAATATAATTTATTAAAGCCATAAGGAAAAATTTATGACCATAAATGAAATAAACAATATCCAAGAAAAAATAGATAGTATCAACAAGAATGATCTCAATAAATTTATTGTGGAAAAGAATCCCAATGTTGAGCCAAAGGATATTTATTTCGGAGATTACAATAGTATTAAGTTTCTATCCCTTCTAAAAGAAACTCTTGATAAATTACAAATACTTATAAATTCTGACATTAAGTATTTACTTAGCAACAACTTTAATGTAAATGGTGGCGGATATAATCTTGAAAATGTTTTAGGAAATATATATAGTTATATTATTAGCAACAACAAAGAAGCAGCAAAAAACATGTTAGAAATAATTGTTTATTACTGCTCTATATATGGAGGCTGGGAAAATATAAAAACCTCTACTTCTGTCGATGAAAAAACAATAAATGAATTAAAGGCGGAGTTGGATTTATTAAAGTCTAAAATAGATAATGATGTAAAAGATTTTAATCAGAAAAAATCAGAATTAGAAAATGCCCTTGAATCATCAAAAGAGATAGAAGATTTTTCAAAAAAAATAAGTGAAACAAACGCAGAGATAGCAGGTTATGCTTCATCATCACAAACAAACAACAACAACATTGCAGAAACAAGCGCAAGGATTACAAATTTAGAAACTACCCTAAATGCTAATATACAACAATATCAAAAGGATTTCGCTGAAATCAAAGGACAAAACGAAGGTTCATTAGAAAACGCAGAAAAAGCAAAAAAACTAATGGAAGAAATTCTTGCTAAAGAAGCCGAAATAAATCGCCTTCTTGGTCAGGCAAACGATGGTTCATTAGGAGCAAAATTTCATGAGAGACAAGAAAAAATACAAAATTATTCCACTAGATTTATATGGCTAGTTATAGCCGCTCTTATCGCTACATCTTTGTGGACATTTTGTGTATTTCAAACTTATACCGCTCAAGATTGGATGTCTTTTGTAATGAATATGATTAGAACTTTCCCTGCATGGTTTCTTGTTTGGTGGCTTATTGGAAGATATACAAGTGAAAGAAAACTACAAGAAGAATATGCTTTTAAGGCTGCAGTAGCAATGTCTATGAGAAATCATTCTGAATTACTAAATGACAATGACAAAGGAAATCAAGAAGAACGAGCAACAAGACAAATAATGCTACAAAGAGCATTGGAAAACATTTATAAAAACCCTAACAGCAAAGAAAAAGGACTAACAATCAGCAGTAAGTCAGTAAATGACTCTTTAAAACAACTAATTGAAATTATGAAAAAAATGAAAGAATAACATGGTTTTATTTCAAATCTCCACCTCTTTTTTCATGATGATATTTGCAAAAATCTTCAAAGTGCTTATCTCTCATTGCCTTAATGATATCACGAGTTTTGTAAGTAATATCTCTTGCTTCAGAAATATAGAGCTGGGAATTAACCATATATTCTTTATGATACTGAATGAAAGAACTTATTTCAGACATTGTAAATATAACCGCAGCTAAAGCTATGATTAACAAAGTAACAATAACAACAAATATAATTGCAAAAAATCCTGAATTGAAAAATTCCATAAGTAATTAGTTTTTGCAAAGGTATAAAATCAAAAATAATACAATCTATATTT